AAGACTGGGAACCTCCTAGTCCTATAGACTGACCCAGCAGACGATGCAGAGACTATAGGACGAAGTACTGCATATACAAAGGAATTATCATGAGTTCAACCACATTTTCAGGTCCAGTAACCTCTACAAACGGTTTTGTCGGCGCTGTCATTGCAACAGGCGTTGTCTCTGGTGAACTTGCTGTTACTGGCGATTCAGATCTGCTCGGCACTGCCAACGTCATCATTATCCCTACATTAGACCCCGGTGTTGCAGGCGCTATTTGGAATAACGCTGGTACGCTTTCTGTTTCAGCAGGCTAATTAACTCCACCCACGTCTGTGGGTTTTACTTTTTAGGAGTTAACAATGAGCGCAAGCAATATTCAGACAGTTACAAAGACCGCTGACGCGGCGGCTATTTCTGGTCGCACGCGCGTGCGCGGCATTTATTACACATGCTCAGCCACTGCTTCTTCGTTTACGCTAAAGAATGGCGCAACGGGTGCTGCTGCCGCATTGGTGACAGTGAACACGCCTGCTTCGGCGAGCGCCAATGATATCCAAGTCCCAGACGAAGGGATCTTGTTTAATTCGGGCGTGTTTATTGACGTGGCGGATGCCAACGTAACTAGCGTGACGTTGATGTTTGAGGGCGGCGCGGCCGCATAACCATGGCGACCAAAAAAGGCATGGGCATCAAGACTTCTGTTAAGTCGGGCAATTTTCGTCCGACTAAGCAGGGTGCCGGCATGACTGAAAAGGGCGTCAAAGCGTACCGCAAAGCAAATCCTGGCAGCAAGTTAAAAACAGCCGTGACAGAGAGCAGCCCATCGGCGGCTCGAGCAAAGCGTCGCAAGTCGTATTGCGCACGGTCCGAGGGGCAGATGAAGCAGTTTCCGGATGCTGCTAAAGACCCAAATAGCCGCCTGAGACAGGCACGTAAACGATGGAAGTGTTAACCATGGAAATGATGATCTGGAACGTGGTTTTAACGGGGCTTTTTGGGGTTTTAGCCTATGTTATGCGCGAAAAGTTTGAAGAACTTGGACGCATTAGCATCCTAATCAACCGCACTAGAGAAGAAGTTGCAAGAGATCACATGACTCGTCAAGAGTTTAGGGCAGATATGCAGCAGTTGTTGGATCGGTTTGATAGACTTGAACAAAAGATAGATCGGTTATCACTTGAAAAGGTGTCAAAATGACGAAACCAGGCTTATATGCGAACATTAATGCTAAACGTAAGCGTATTAAGGCAGGATCGGGCGAAACGATGCGTAAGCCAGGCACAAAAGGTGCGCCGACTAAGACGGCGTTTTTAGATTCGCTGAAAACAGCAAAGAAAAGGAAATAATCATGGCCGGACGTGGAATGGGTGCCGCAACCAAAGGCGGCGGAGCAGTAGAAAAGGGTCCTAAGAACAAAATGATCAAGGAAACCAGTAAAACCACTGGTCCTGTGATGATGGCTAAGGGTGGTATGGCCTCGAAAGGCTACGCTGCAGGCGGTATGGCAACAAAAGGCTATGCTGCAGGCGGTGCCGCAATGAAAAAGAAGTCCAAGGCCATGTAATGGCGTATTTAAACAGCAACATCCCGTATTTTAAGTGCTGGGTTCGGCGGGAGTTTACACATATGCACCAGAAGTACCATGGTGAGTATGTGCATGCTCTTGCTGTTGCTGTTACGACGATGCCTGACCGGTGCTTGAGTTTTCAGCTTGTTTTCACAGGGTGTGAAAGCAATAATGATGACTCTGAGAACATTCATGGTGGTGCCATGTGGGCACGTATGCCGATTACGGCGCTTGTGGGGGATATTCCCCTTAATGAGTGGCCTGAACGCATGCCGACGCACTTAGTTCAGCCTTGGGATTGCCCTTCTCACCATCATTCGGTCATTAAATTTGAGCGGACTTCGCCTAGCCCATGGCTATGCAAGATAGATGGACAGTTCCACACAGGTCGTTACTTGTTTACAATAGACTATGCGGAAAGTGAAGTTGCCGATTGCCCTGCACAGCACAAGCAAAGCCATGTAATCGTGCTAACGAACGCAGGAAAGTGGACGGGTAACATTGTTGCTCTTCCTAACAATCGTGTACGGGTAACAAGTCCCGCATTTTGGGAAACAGGAACAGGTGCCCCTGACTTTAAACCGAGCCAGTGGATTCATTGTGCAGAGCAAGACGATACCTACATGGATCCAACCGTGACGTTTAACAACCTTTACAGCGATGGCGAAAAATGACAACATCCGGAACCGCTTCGTTTGACCTGAACATCGATGACTTGGTAGAAGAGTCATTCGAGCGTTTGGGCATGCGCATGACAAGCGGTAATCAGCTTAAAACAGCTCGCCGGTCGTTGAATTTATTGTTTTTGGATTGGGCTAACCGTGGTTTGAATCTTTGGACCATTGAGCAAGCAACTTTGTCCATTGTCCAAGGTGACAATGAGCTTGCATTGCCGTTAGACACAATCAACGTGTTGACAGCAGTCGTGCGCGACCCTAGTGTGACGCCGCTTATTGACATCAACATGGACAGGATCAGTCGTGCTGAGTACTTAAACGTGCCCAACAAGACCACTCAGGCGCGCCCTGCGCAGTTTTATGTGGAGCGCACTAATGCACCTAAGGTCTATCTTTATCCTGCGGCAGACAAGGCGTACACGCTTCTGTACTACAGAATTCGCAGAATTCAGGATGCAGGGGATTACACCAACACCACGGACATTAACTTCCGGTTTTTGCCGTGTTTAGTGGCAGGGTTGGCGTATTACCTATCATTGAAGTTTGCACCTGATCGCATTGCCGTTTTGAAGCAATTGTATGAAGAAGAGTTTGCACGAGCTGCCGCCGAGGATCGCGACACAGCAAGCTTTTTTATCGTGCCTGATGTAGGGTACTAGCATGGCTTACGCCAGCGGAAAGTTTTCTTTTGCCCTGTGTGATTATTGCGGACAGCGCTATCCGTACACAGTTTTGCGTAAAAACTGGAGAGGATTTAAGGTATGCCCCGATGACTACGAGCCAAAAGAACCTCAGCTTGAGCCTTTGCGATTTGTGGCTGATGCCCAAGCAATTAGGGAGCCTCGCCCAGATCGGGCCGAGCCCTTGGTGGTGTATGTGGGTAGTCCCGGTGGTAGTTTTTTCCAGAGTTTGGGGAGTGCAACCGGAACAAATGACATGCGGCCCAGTACAGTGGATAGCGCCTTGGTATTGCAAGTAACCCTTGGACAAGTGACGGCGGTGACAACATGAATTACAGCGAGCTGATTACCAACATCCGCAATTACACGGACGTAGACTCTAATGTCTTGACCGAGCCTGTTGTTGACACTTTTATTTTGATGACGGAAAACCGCATCCTGCGTGAAGTTGATTTGGATGTGTTCAAGAAGGAAGTGGCGGGTAACTTAACCCCTACCAACAAATTCTTGTCTACGCCCGCGGATATCTTGACGCATCGGTATTTGATGATCACGGACACGGATGGCAACCAGGTGTTCTTGGAGTTCCGTGACACATCGTTCATGAAAGAATACTGGGCAGATGGGTCGGCCACAGGCTTGCCTAAGTACTATTCGGTTTGGGATCAGAACACTTTTTACGTGGCGCCAACACCAAACAGCAACTACGCTGCCGAGCTGGGCTACATTTACAAGCCTGCGTCTATTTCCGCCTCGAACCCTAACACGTGGATTGGGGACAACGCGCCTGAAGCGCTGTTGTATGGTTGTCTGGTACAGGCGTACAGCTACACGAAAGGTCCTCCTGACCTGATGGCTTACTTTGATCAGTCGTACAAGCAAGCGATCCAAGGCATTGGCATCGAACAGCAGGGACGTCGCCGTCGCGATGAGTACAGAGACGGCATGATTAGGCTGCCATTGCAGTCACTGAGCCCTGGACCCTAAGGTAGAGAACAATGGCATTTACCGGTAACTACGTTTGCAACAGTTTCAAAGAAGCATTGCTCAATGGCGATGTGGACTTTGCCGTAGACGTCATTAAAATGGCTCTTTACACGGAAAATGCCACCTTAACAGCCACTACAACGGCTTTTACCACGGACGGTGAAACCTCTGGGGGCGATTATGTCAGTGGTGGCAAGGCACTGACGCCAACAGTAGACGCATCGGGTGCAGTTTCCTTCGCAACCTTCGCTAATGTAGAATGGACAGGGGCAATTACCGCACGCGGTGCTTTGCTTTATAAAGAGGGCGGTACGGCCATTGCGGTACTAGATATGGGTTCAAACAAGATTTCTACAACGTCGTTTGTCATTCAGTTCCCACCTGGGAACAGTTCTTCAGCAATTTTACGCATAGCGTAAGGAGTGCATTATGTTAACGAATCAAGCAAAATCAACCGACGTTGTGGCTAGTCAACTGACCCGCACGTTAAACGCTTCTTCCAAGGCTTCTGCCGGTGGCGTGTTTACCATCCAATGTTTTGACAAGGAAGGTAACCTGAAGTGGGAAGACAAGAAGCACAACCTGGTCGTCAATGCCGGCTTGCAGGACATGAACACCAAGTATTTTAAGGGTGCGGCATACACTGCGGCTTGGTACATTGGATTGTACGGTGCTGCGGCTTCCAATAACCCCGCTGCCGGCGACACGGCCGCTTCGCATGCTGGTTGGACGGAAATTACGCCCTACAGCAACGCAACGCGCCCCACGGCAACCTTCGGTACAGCAACCACCGCAGATCCTTCTGTTATTGATAACAGCGGCTCGCCTGCACAGTTCAACATTGACGCCACGGCTACTAATGGCGGTGCGTTTTTGAT